TCTATAAGTGCATTACCAGAGGAATTTGATACGTACAAAATTTACATCAGAGAAGTAGCTACAGCAACCGCTTCTTTTAAACTGAAAAATTTATCTTTCTTTACAGCCCTAACACAGGGAGGTGTAACGACGTTCTCACGTGTTAATTTTTCAGGGACACCTGTCTTATATGGAAATGGTACAACCGAGTCAGTAGGTGACCCGTTTTCGACCGAATATAACATTATAGAATGGATTGACCCCGTAAGTGACCCGCCCCAGGACGGCGAGGACGACACGAGTAATCCTATTATCACAGTGAAAGTGCCAGCTAATTCTTTTATAGAGAAATTTTCATTTGAATATTACACATCTGATTCTAGTCGCCTCGATAATGGTAAACTTTACACAAACATCCCGGGATTTGATATTGTGAAAAACGACGAAAAAAATCCTATATTGTTACCCACAGATCTCATTTCTAATTTTATATATTCGACACAACCTACATTTACACAGTCTTATAGTATACAACTTGATACGAGTGTATTCCGAGTTCCTGATGCAAATTTTTCTGATTATCACTATCTTCAAAATAGGTTTAACTTTTCTAAGAACCCCGATTTCGATGAGGCATTCAGCTTTTTTAATCCTGTGATGAAAAAAGCGAAGTTTTTTATTCAAGGTGTTGATTTACCAAATATTTCAAGTACGACTGATGGGTACTACAAATATATGGTTCCATATCAAAAGAGATTATCAAGACCTGTTAGAAATATATATACGTATTCATTTTCGATAAACCCTATTAATGTAAACCCCTCGGGTAGTTTAGATTTCAGTGAAATTCAATCTGAGAAGACTAAGATAGAATTGAAATTGGACCCAGGACTCACTGACGTGTACACCCTTTACATATATTATACCGGGTATCAAACTTTTAAATTCGATAAGGGTTTTATGTCACTCGTTTACTAAAGAGTGTATCTTTGTGTTTAGAGATGTAATCGATAATACGATTTTTTATACACCATTTGATGAAGTTCAATTGAGCAATTGTTGTTTGGATTTCATGAGATGTACCCGGGATAGCATAAGTAAACTTCTCCGAACGTGCAAAAGGATCAAATAGTTTTTTGCTATATCCATCTAAACTAGACTTGTAAGCACAATGGACAGTGAAGAGACGTCCATTGGTAGTCGTGTAAGAAGTCTGATGTTTCTTAGCATAATTAGTTATAAACCATTCGATATTTCTGAGTGAAATACCACTGGTTTTGTCTAGTATACTCATTAGGATTGTTTTATTCTTGTCATCAGAATAGAACTCATTTACGGAAGATAGCAGAATATATGATTTACTCATCTCTTCTATAACATAGAATTGAAATCTATAAGCCCTTTATTTTCTGAACCGAATGACAGAACCGAGGATGAGTCATCAATCATTTCAACAGTGTCCCTCTTTTTAAACTGATTGAGATGGTGTTTACAATATCCGTTATATTTTCCAATCATATTGCATCTCGTACCATTTTTCTTCAAACCCCTACATGTATTATCTTCTTCGTTGGGAGCATCACGTAGAAGAAGTTTATATGGTACATGAGGGTAATTCATACTTATCACCCGTAAATAGTCACTGTACGAAATATGTAATTTCCTTATCGTTTCTTGATTTTGATTCTGTGCCTCTATAAACTCTTCGCGCATTTGTTTGATTACAATTTTGTAATCATCTTTTATACGACGCGTGTCATCATTGTGAGATGATCTTTGTTTTTGTAATTCTTCTCTATGTTCCTCATTCACTTTCTTGATGGCATCTTTAACATCTTGTTTATTAGATAAGAAGTTGTCTTTGTATTCCTCTTTTACCTTTTTCATTTTTTCATTAAATTCTTCTCTAATCTTCTTAGTTTCCAGTAATAGTCTCTTTTTTACTTCTTCTTCGAAGAGAGCCTGTAACTTGTCCATCTTACCCTCCTATCAGTCGTAGTTTTTAAATAGATGATCAATTGATACTTTATCTTCTCTCGTGGTCTTAATACGTTGACGCAAATCTGCCACCTTTCCATCTGTCTCAATGTTTAGTTTTTTACACTCTTCTATGAGTTGCTCCTTCTTCATACCACTCAACGCTGGTTCTCTCTTTTTAGGTGGAGGTTTATGCTGAGCGATCAACTCTCCGAATATTTCATTCTTAGGATCTTTTACCAATGGTTCTAACAAATCACAAATTGGATTCAAGAACTTGTTAGTAAAATAATGATGATAGTCAATTGGAATATTATTCTCTTCAATAAACACTGGATCTTCAGCCTTCTCGTAAGCTTTTGCTCGCGGGTTATCCGTCTTTACAAGAATATAAGGAACCCGATCTCCACTCTGTGGCTCGGACCCTGGTTTCCTTTCTCGCATCTTATCTCTCACTTTTACATGAGATAGGTTACTGTTTTTGTATGAATCACCAAGCTGCTGAGACAGTATAAGTTTTTCATTGGATACATCACCTTCAAGAAGATTAATCGCTCTCTCGAGAGCTAACTGTTTAGCTGGTTCTGGATCACTACTCTCCATTACAACATCAAGCGAATCCTTGCAAACTTCTCTCACAAATTTCGTATTATCTCTACGAACAACTTGGAGACCCTTAATATCAATATAGTCCATGTTCATATTACCATCTTTTCCCTTGGTCCACAATTTAGCAGCGTATCGTTTCTTACTGTAAAGGAAGTATGGGTGATAAACCTTTTCCAACTCAAGATTATTTGGTTTTTTGAAGAGTGCACTACACTCGTCTGCTGCACGTTCACCAATTTCCCAACTATACTCGATAGCTTCTACACCAGTTCTCCCACCTACATCAAATTCTACCATAACAGAATCCGTGTCACCATAACGCACCTTTGCACCGGGGAAGTTTTTTTCGACGTAATTCTTTGTTTCTTCAATCATACTTCTTCCCTTGTATGTGGTTGTGGAAGCGATTGGTACACATGGCAAAATACCTTTACCCGCACCGGTGAAACCATATATCGAGTTCATTGAGATTTTATACGCCAACTGTTTACCATTGTATATTTCCTTCATAAATCCCGTGGCTGCAGCCATGTCCCTTTTGGCCTGTTTACGGAACTCCTTAAGCTCTGAAAGAATTGCTGGTAAAAGACTAGGTACATCTTGTGCAAACTTGTATGTACGTCCGTTTAGTTCAAACTTTTCGTATGTAATACCTTCGATATTTCCATATCTCCTTTCATCCATTACATAAGTAGAGTAGCATAAATTATGTGCCATCATGATACTAGGATACAGTGCTTCAAAATCAAGTGCAGTGATAGGTGTGTAATATGCACCACTTTGTGCTTCCAAAACAGTAGCACCTTCATATGGTTCAGGAGGCAAAGCACCGTAACGAATAGTGGGAACCATAAATCCAAGCTCCCGAGCTTTCTTTGTAAGCTGACTGAATACCTTAATCTGTTGCCCACGTTCAACCAAGAATGATATTGGTACCCACGTGGCTTTAGCCATCTCCAACAAATTTAGAAGTATACAAAGTCTCTTAGTAAGTCTATGAGGAAGAAGTGTATCCTTAATACAATATTCAGCAACTTCTCGAAGCTTGACTGGATCTCCTTCTGCAAATCGAGCAAACATTTCACGAGGAGGCATATCGATCTTTTGATCACCGAGGTATAGTTTAGATACGTTGTTTAGTTTGTAACTATCAAGTTTGTATCCTTTTTTAACTTCATGGAAGAGATCAAAAATAAAACGACCAGGCATAGGAAGAAGCTTAAGCATGTTGTCACCCAAAGCACTCGAAGAAAGACGCTTGTATACCATTCCCGAACCATTTGTCTTTTGCTTTGGTCCCTGATAGGTTTCGTATTCCTTCAATTTTCCTAGATTGAAGAAGGAATCCGAGCATTTGTTCTTAATAGCACGTTTATATATATACTCAAGATCGAAACCAAATATATTCCAACCGGTCATAACATCAATATCTTCCTTAATCATGTAAGTTCTGAACGCTTCCAACATTTCTCGTTCAGTGTCGTAACTATAAATGTTACAACCTTCGAGATTAGGATCGGTCTTTTTAAAACAAAAGCATGTTTTATCATATGATTCATCAGATCCCATCTTACAGAGAGACAGTGCAATCTGAAAACAGGCATCACCATCAATGTCGGCATCAGGGAACTTACCTGTAGAACTGTTAGATTCGATATCAATAGATGCCACTACAAATGGTGCCACATCATCTCTTTTAACAGGCTTCAGAGTTTCCCAGTCGTTACAGAAAAGATCAATATCAACGTGAGCCAGATCAGAATATACACAATCACTACCCGCATCAAGCCACCCAGTTGATTGAATTCCCGTTCTATGCATCATTCGAAGAATAGGATCCAAATTTGATTCATAGACCCTCAGGGGAAATGGACCATTAGAAAGAATCATTGGTTTCTTCAAAAAATAATCAGTCTTCCTTCGTAGTGCCAAGTTTGAAAACGTGACTCGCATAAATAAAAATTTTTGGTTATTTTGAAATCCCCAAATGTCCTTTGATTCTACAACATTGTATCCAGTGCAACTATCTTTTATCTTAGCATAAATCTCCTTTGCGTACTTGATCTCAGGTAACTTAATATACAAGTAAGGTTCGAATGCCGTGGTTACACAGACGGATTTTCCATCTTCTGTCTTACCGAAAATACTTATTAAATGTTCACCTACGGGACCATCGTCATCTCCAGGAACGTCTTCGTCTCGTGCTTCCCATGTGAGTGCTTGAAAAACTACCATCTTCCTTATGTATAACTGGAGCTAAAATTTTAATATACTTTATTAGTAAATGTCAGCTGCTTTGATTGACCTCGTGTCCAAGGGTGCCCAGGATGTATACATCACTGGTCAGCCTGAAGTAAGTTTTTTTCGCCAAAATTATAAGCGTCACACAAATTTTTCTATTAAGCCTGAGCGTATTGACTACATCGGTAGTTTCACATCGGGTGCCGAAGTCAGTATTCCCATCAAGTCGAAGGGTGACCTTCTGAGCTATGTGTGGATCGAAGCTCCAGGTATCTCTGCGACAGGTGCTAACACCACTGGTCTGTTTTCCAGTGATTCCACTCCCACCGAGTTCCTTCTTTACATCGGTGGTCAACAAGTATGCCGCCTTGATTCTTTATATGTTCAGGGTGTCCACAATGTTCTTTATAATGAAACTCAGGCTCGTGCTTCTTCTACTGTATCCACAGCTGAAACGAAAGATAATGCGAAGAATAATGCCGGCACCGCCGACAGTTTTGTGATTCCTTTCTTCTTCAGCCAGGACTGGACAAAATCCCTTCCTTT